CGGGGTCCTCGATTCAAGAGCTTGTAGCCTATGGGCCCACCCTCCCGCCTGTAGCCGAAGGCTGGGATGCTTGTCGCTTGTCGCTTGACGCTTGATGCTTGTCGCCTGCCGCCTGTTGCCTGTTGCTTGACGCTTGTTGCTTGTGGCTTATATTTTTGAAAAAAAATTCGTGGTTCTCAATCCCCTTCGGGGATTGAGAACTGCGTGCTCTAAACATCATATAATTTTAATGCTTCTCTAATCATGTCTGCTAGCCAATACTCATCGCAGTGTGGATTGTCTTTGTTAGCTTTCAATATACCCTCCAGCTCTTCAATTAGTTCTTCTTTGTTTTTAGTGTTTTCCATAAGATATGTTTTGGACCTCCTTATCCCAGCATGCCCGGCAATCCTGGCACGCGTTCCCCTGTTTGGGAGCTGGACAGCTGGCCCCGGTTGTTACAACCGTTGATGTTGTGGGCCAAGCTGCCATTGGTGGAAAATCGACCATGTGAGACGAAAATCTTACAACCAGATTAACTGGTTTTTTAAATAAAAACTTGTGTATCCAGGCCTCGCGCGTCGGCATCCAGTGTTTTGTTTCTGGTGTCAATTCGCATACTTTGAAAATTTTCAATAAATGTTTCAGGTCCTGAACGTCGCCGGCGTCGTGCCATCTAAAATATTCCTGGCCTTTGATCTGTGTAACCATTGCCGGCACCCATGAATGGTTTTTAATTGCTTCCAGCCTGATGTATTGCGCGGCCTTGATGGCCTTGTACCTGGTATAATTACCTTTAAGAGCGTAGCAGCTGGCGCAAACACTGCCTTTAATTTTCCTGAGCTTTGAACCTGTTTTACATTCCCATGCTGGCAAGCTGTAAGACTTGCCAGGCATTTTTGAAGTTTGAGTTAATGACCCGGTGATTTGTTTAGCTTCTTTTTTATTCATATTTATTTATAGCATTTTATGGGATTCTGTCAAGCTTGTCGCTTGTCGCCTGTGGGCCCACCCGCCCCCCGGCTTGCTGCCTGTTGCTTGTCGCTTGCGGCCTGTATTCCATCAATAATATCATATGCAAATCGATGTTCGACTAGATACTGGTCACCCATCTGGTGACACTCTTGAACATTCTCGTCCCACCAGGCCTGAGCTTCGTCGTCGACCGGGATAAACCCGGTCAACGATCCATGATATTTAATATTAAACTTCATGAGACTCCAGCGGTCTTAGAATGTCTTTAACGTAAACGCTGCCCATCTCATCAAAGAACCCGGCATCGGACCCTTTGACATCCATCAAGACTATGTCTTTCCAGCCTTTGCCTTGGCGCGGTGACTCCATGAGCTTAGCCCTGATTGGTCCCAGGCCGTTATCGATCTGGTACCAGCTGTCTTTTTGTAGTTTTTCTTTTTCCATCTCTTGTCCTTTCTTTTGCTCCGGAGGGAGGATCGAGTGTAGCCAGGATTGTCCCTCCGGGTAAGCTTTTTGTGCTACGGTTAACTAAAAAGCTTAATCAGTTGTAGCACTTTATGGGAGAGCTGTCAACCCAGTTATCCACAGCTTGTTGCTTGCTGCCTATGGGCCCACCCACCCAAAACAGACAAAAATGGGTGGGTGGGCCCGTGTGAGCAACACCCCATAAAGGTAAGGACACCTACAACGAGTGTTGCTCAACCACTGCGTTTTACTGTTCACAAACACAGTTCATAACCCCCTAAAGGGGGTTATGAACTAGGCTTGATTTTGTAGTTTTGAAACTACAACTATATCGTCTTTTGCTCTTCGGTTATTAGCCATTGCTTTTAATTGAGCAAGTCTATCCTCGGAAACAACTGCCAAGTTAGTTGAAAGGTTATCACCACTAACTAAAACACTTTGATCTATGTCCGACCAATACTCTTGGACTTCGTCTAAGTATTTTGCTTGGTCGATCACAGTACACATAGTGTCTTGATTGGTCTTACAAAAATCATAATACTTTCTATGACATTGTATTAAATCAAGTTTAGCGTGTTCAAAAGCCGAAACATATTGCCATTGCCAATCTTGAATTTGATATGCTCGACTATGACAACTACCTGTATTAACAACCTCTAGTGCAAAAGGATTATTACTTTCAGAAGAAGTAAGGTTGTAATCACTTCTTCTGTTTTGAGAAAAGTTTTTCCCTATCCAATCAGAATTTGCACTTTGGTCAGTATTAATTTGAGGGTTTCTCACACCCCCTGTACTATGTTGTTGGCATTCAACGAAAGGGTTTAACCCACTCGCTATCATCTTATCGTGATTTAGTGCACAGGATATGTCATCATCAAGATCAAATCTAACTCTGACTTCTTTGTCGTCTGTTTGTACATTCTTTAAAACAAAACAACTATCCATATTTGTAAAGGTAGTATGATAACTTCTATCGCTATTATACTTTCGCATTACATCACGATCTGCTTTTGGAAATCTCTCTTCTACTACCTGTTTACAAATTTCGTGAACATCTGTTTGTGTATTATAGAAGTGAGTTTGAGCATTAATTAAATTATCTTTTTGCTCACATGGTGTTTGCAAATTAACTTTCCAATGCTCTTTTTTTAGTGCTGATCTTTTAGCACCATTTAGTCTTAATCGCTCAGTCATTTTTTTTCCTTTCTAATAAAATTATACTTCAATTAAGTTCGGAAGTCTATCGATAGTTTCATTAAATTGTTCCAAGTATGTGTCAACACACATTTGACGGCAAAACAAAGGTTGTGCATTTTGATTGATTGGAAACTGCCACTTAACCTTTTTTTCGTCCTCATGATACTCGGAGTTAAATCGGCTTGTCGCTTGTAGCCACCTGTCTTTGGCGAGCTTGCCAACTCTTTGGTCGTATGTAATTTGATAATAACTAGGACCATTACCATAGGCGTACTGTCCAACAGTACGCCCACAAGTTTTACATTTTCTTTTCAATGTCTTACCACGCTTTCCAACTCCTTGGGTAGATATCCAATTATCTCTCTTATGTCTTTTGCAGTTCGATAATCTTTTTTATCCATATCCCAATAAGTAAAACAAAGTTCGCCTTTCAACGATCTAAATACTCGGCACTTATCGTCTTGCCAAATACCCATGCGTTTGATTACTTCGCCATGCTTTTCGGCAAAATAACTTATCTCGAAACCTAAATAACTTTTTAGTTTTTCGATATCTTTCTCTGTCATTCTCTATCCTTTCTTGTGGGATATTCTAGCATTGAATATCCCACATTGTCAAACTTTATTTTTTTATAATTTCTTTAATATCTTTAGTATAAGATTGATGCATTTGAGACATGCCTTTAATATGTCCAAGAGCACAACCTCTCATATAGACCATTTCTAAAATAAGTTCTAGATAGTCTGTTCCTGTCCAATCAGGTTGATCTTTATTTTCACCTCTTAGATCTGCGTACATATTTCTAAGCTCTTGCTTTTGTTGATCGTTAAGACCTTGATTATAAATTTTAACTAATCTGGCCACTGTTGATACCAGCTCTTGTTGATCAGCTAATTCTTTAGCTGTTGTTGGTAGATAGTCTTGTTCTGTTACTGTTTTCATTTTATTATCCTTTCTTAGATGTCATTGATCTTACTATAATATCCCATAATGTCAAGCAAGTTATCCACAGAAAAAATAAATAAATAGTTTGACAGAATATCCCATATTGTGATATGATCCGTATCAGAAAGGATGATGATGACTCAAGAAGCAACTATAATCGAATTTAAAAACGATGATCAAAGAGCAATGTTTCAACTTAGAATGGCTCTGGTTATGTTGAAGTCTGAAGTAAGAATTGGTATGCCAATCACTTCAAGAGCAAAAGCAAACACTCTTCATGTTATTAAACGACATATGGCTAACATTGCTCCAGAACTTAAATTATCTAGAGTAAAAAAAACTGCTTACAATCAGTTAGTCGAAGCTGGTGTTTATGACATCATTGAAAATAATTAAAAAAAATTTTAGTCAACCCCAATTTAGGGGTTGACAAGTATGGGAGATTATGGCATAATCTCTATAAGTTTAAGGGGGCAACTTCGGGCGATCTCTCGCGAAGCTCTGCCCCAGAAAAAAAAGAAAGACCTAAGACTAAACAATTTGCAAGTTGTTTAGAGGCAGTCTGACTGAACAATGTCTTTAAGTCAGAGGCATAAGGTGTAAGGCCCAAGGAGCATGGACAAATGTCTGAGGACTTGGGAGATAGGCACAAGTAGATGAACATAGGGTTTATCTGACCTACCGAAAGTTGTGGGTGATACAACTAACCCCACGATTGCCTTTAGGTCTTTCTTTTTTCCCCAAGGGGTCCCAATTTATTCAGAAAATTTGCATGTAGCTTACGGGCCCACCCACCCATTTTTGCAAACTATGTAACTAAAAATTTGACATATAGTGTTGATTTTGAATACTCTATGGTGTTAAAATCATTTTGAAATAATGCAATTAGAAGGATTAGATATAGATATCAATAAGTTACCTGCAGAAGCAAGGAAAGAGTTCTTACGTTATAAAGTAGCCACGGGCCAATTAAAGCGAGTCATTATCAATATGGCCCCCCGACATACGAAATCAGAATTTGCATCCTACCTCCTGCCATCGTGGATGATAGGAAAAAATCCAAAACTAAAAATAATTCAAGCGACCCACACAACGGAGCTCGCGGTCCGCTTTGGACGAAAAGCGAAAAACTTAATTGACTCCCAAGAGTATCAAAAAATTTTTCAAACCAAACTGAGAGAGGATTCCAAAGCCGCGGGCCGGTGGGAGACAAACGAGGGCGGCGAATATTTTGCGGCGGGTGTTGG